GCCCCGTTAGGGGCTGCCCAACTGTAACCGAGTAGCACATGCTATGCAAATCCGTCAACATACAACATCGTACAGGACTTCCATCGACACGTCCGCTAAGATAACTCCTAGTGGATCTGATCAGTGGAAATGGTCCTTCAACTCGTTCTTCGGGGAAACGAACCTCTACGCAAGTAGATTTTCGCTCCTGAAAGACGAGTCGGACCTCCCTGCCACGCCGTACAGATTTAAATCCTGTACACACGCTAGCCAAGAACACGACTACACGTTCGATCACCGCTTCAACATTAATGTTGCCGCGGATTTTGATGATCGCAGTGTGGGAACGTTCGTAACTAGCAGTGGCCTGCCGGAGTTATTCTCCGACGCAAACACGGTGACTGCGTATGAACTCGCCCGAAATATGGCGAATCCAGTGGATTGGCAAAAGCTCAGCCTCTCTGATATAGAGAGCTGGTACGGAGATAAGAGAATCCCCGGAGGTATCACGATTGACCGAGACGCTATTCGTAGCGACTTCTCGATCTGGTACTTACTGGTGGACATCAAGGATCTCCTCTTGGGTTTTGGTCTCTGGATCCCTCAGCTTCGCAAGCTAAGGGGGCATTGGTCTACGTCCCGCAAGGGACTTACCGCGAAAGCGATTGTAGACGGGCACCTCCAGTACCAGTTTGGGCTCACGCCCACCTGGAATGACATTGTTGGCTTCATCGATGCCTTTAAAAAGCTCGCTGACGCCACCGAAGAACTCAAGCGTGTAGCTAAAACCGTACATAGATATCGGGTTAAACCGATCACTCTATCCGGCAAACGCGTCTACACCTCCGAAACACAAACTGCCATTCCTGGTGGTTTGATCGTTCCGGTAAGGCAGACCATAGAGATCACCCAACCACGTTTGTGGCATGGGACCTGTATGTACACGTATAAGTGCGAAGAGTTCTCTGGGCTACTGTCGAGGATCAAGTACGCCGTAGACACCTTTGGTGTCTTGGACGCTGCTGCCGCGTGGGATGTTATCCCATGGTCCTTCGTTGTCGACTGGTTTGTCGACATTGGAGGTTGGCTTCATGATCACTCGCCTAAGCTGTATCCAGTTGATGTCCACGTCAAGGACTATTGCGAATCCTTGAAACAAACCGTGGTCGTCACAAGTAAGGCAGGGAACTGCTGGCTTGCACTCCGTGGGGATATCCCCACTGGCGAGCCCAGGGGCCACTTTGTTGGCTTTCCTGCAAAAGGGATGGACGGCGGACTTCAGTTCGCTCGCTCATCCTATACTTACTTCACCAGGCGCAGGTTCATACCGAACGTGCGTATGGGGGCAAGAGGCCTGAGTCTGCGTAATTTCAACTTTCGCTTCCGCCGTATGGCGATAGCTACGAGTCTGATTGCGCAGAGAGTACCTCGGGCCAAATCCTGGTCGGACGACTTCGATATCCTTGAGGATATCGTCTTCGGCGATCGCGTTAACATCCGTCCGTTAGGACGGCCAAAGGCTAAATCTTTGCCTAGCGGAGGAATCCGCCAAGGTGGGACACGCCCAAGGCCTAAAGCCTAACACTGGGAATTTACTCCCCAGTTGTAGACAGATGCCAACTCATAGAGGAGCGTATTGAGTACGCTGCGTTTCCTCTAACAACATAGTACTTCGGGCTTCGGCCCGTGAACAAATGACAAGGAGTCAACAAGCAAATGCTTATCGATCCACTGCCAAAATACGGTGCTTCAGGTCCTGATGGGGCTTTTCGCCTCATTGATGGACCATCCAACGGCCGTACTGTCCGCCGGGCTGACAGCGCTCTGGTCGACATTGTAGGTGCACATACAGCCACGCTCACTATCTCACACAGTGTGAGTAAGGAAAATGGCGCTGTCCCTACTAATCGATCGGCCGTCCGTCTCGAGATCAAAAAGGTCACGAGCGAAGGCAAGAGCGTAATTGCTCATGTTACTGTAGTCGCAGCCTTTCCGGCTGCGGAATTCACGGTAGCTGAGATGAAAGCGATTTGGATCGCAATCGGAGAGCATCTCCGCCAGGACTCGGAAGGGAAATTCCAATCCGAATCTGGCTTCGATGCGTCGACTGCGGCTTTTTCGCGGATCATTCAGGGCGAGCCTTAATCGGCGGCCCCGACAACTAGCCTAAAGGCACGCGATCGTGCCCCATTAGCTTGTTGGCTAGGAGACCTACCCTTATGGGAGATCATAATAGCCTAGAAACGCTGCGAAGCGTCTCCTTGCTAGTAGAGGCATTGTATCGTGATATAGCTCAACGTTACTCGGTCAGTGCTGCAGAACAGTGCCAGGATATCGCAGTGATGCGACGCCGAAGCACCCGCGAGGGCATTGGTTTTTACACCAAGACCCTGCCGCGCTTAGGAAAAGCCCTTGACAAGGCTCTCCACAGCGAGGTTCCTCTCAAGTTTGATGGCTTCGCAAGAAGACGTCAAACCGCAATCCCAAAGTTTCTTTGGTGGTTGCTAGAGCGCGTACTGTGTACTGATACTGGGTATGTCCGCAAGGATGCGGACATAACCGCGTTGAAGGACGCTAGGCAGTTTTTGGCCTTTGCCTACAAACTGAATATACCATATGATCGACAAACTGAAAAATCAGTCGTTGAGTCATTCATCCGCACAGAGAAAGAACTCGCCGCTATCACTAGCTGCGACTCTTTTGCTGTGGATCCGATCGCGACCAAAGCGCGCACTTTATTGTGCAAGCTTTTTGCTGGGTTCGATGCTTGGGATATTATACCCAAGCATGGTCCTGGTAGCGTTGCAACTGGCGAGGAAATTGGAGAGAAGTCAAACTTCGCTCGAATCTACTCTAAGCTCGAACATGGAGGATATTCCTTTACGGAATACTTTACCATGGGAGCCAGCCACGTTGTCGACCAGTTCGATTGGATCCAGGGCCTCGAGGTCCTCGACCGAGCTACCGCGAAGGTAGTTTTGGTTCCTAAGGACAGTAGAGGGCCCCGCCTCATATCATGTGAGCCATTGGAACTCCAGTGGATCCAACAAGGTTTGCAGCGCAAGCTGTACCCTTGGATAGAGCAACACCCGATGACACGTGGGTTCGTGAATTTCACGGACCAGTCGATCAACAGACGGCTTGCTCTAGAGGGTTCCCAGTCGTGTGACTGGGTTACTCTTGATATGAAGGATGCCTCGGACCGTGTCTCCCTTCGTCTAGTCGAAAGGCTATTCGAAGGGACGACACTCTTGAACGCCCTAAAGGCGTGTCGGAGTGATGAAACACGCGTCCCCGATGGTCGGTTAATTGCCTTGAGCAAGTTTGCACCGATGGGATCAGCAGTTTGCTTTCCCATCGAGGCTATTTGCTTTTGGGCGTTGGCCGTTAGCGTCCTGTGGTTAAACGGCCGCGGTGCTGCAGCGATGCAGTCCGTGTACGTTTATGGCGACGACATTATTGTGCGGGCAGCTGACTATAAGCTCGTGCAAGCGTACTTCCCTCTCGTTGGACTAAAGTTCAACGATGACAAGTGCTGCACTGGAGGGTTCTTTCGAGAATCCTGTGGGTGCGACGCTTACAAAGGCGTCGATGTCACACCCCTCCGTCTACGGACCAGCTGGTGTCCTCGTAATACAAGAAACCCCACTGAGCTGTCTTCTTACTGTGCGCTTTCAAACGCACTATGGAAGGCAGGCTACTGGGGGACCGCAGAACTCATCAAAAAGTGGGTTGAGGACCGTTATGGTCTTCTTCCTTATTTTGAAGATGAGCCGTATCCCATGCCAACGGATACGGATGTCGATTGGTCTGGCCTGTCTCACGACAGACGTCAAGCGATTTTGTTATCGCACGGCGTGATTCCGGGATTTATTCCGGGCACCAAGCCACTTGAACCGAGGAGTTACCTCGGCTTTTGCCGTCCTCACGTGAACCATCACCATGAGAATCTCCGGCGGCTGAAGTATCGCTACAATGTAGCACTTCATCGATTGGAGTTCCGTGTGTGGACCGTCATCCCTAAGCGTAAATGCTATAAGGTCGACGGTTGGCGTGAGCTGCTCCGTGTTCAAAACACGAAGAGTAGCGGTTCCACCCCGGGAATGCCTACCACCGAATCCGGTGGCAAGCCATTACCCGTAGGGGTCTACGCGATCCCTCGTCGCAGTTGCCTGAAACGAGGATGGAGCACGGTTGTGTAACAACATAACCGT